GTTTTATTTGCTAGTGAAATGAATCGTAGTCATTTTTTATCTAAAAGGTTGCAATATGATTTTTATCTAAATAGTGTGAGAAAAAGGAAGAGATTCTCTCCTTGGCTACGAAAGGATAAAGTCAAAGACCTTGATGTGGTTAAATCATACTATGGTTATAGTAATGAAAAAGCGGCACAAGCTCTACGCATTTTATCTCCCGAACAAATTGCATTTATTAGATCTAAACTTGAGATTGGAGGAAAAAAATGAGTACCGCTGAACCTGAAGTTCGCTGGACACCTGATAAAATGGTGGAAGTGAGACTTCGTGAACCAGATGATTTTTTAAAAGTTCGAGAGACTTTGACTCGTATAGGAGTTGCTTCAAGAAAAGAAAAGAAACTCTATCAGTCTTGTCATATTTTACATAAACAAGGTAAGTATTTTATTGTTCACTTTAAGGAATTGTTTGCACTGGATGGCAAACATGCAAATCTTACAGTGAATGATGTTCAACGTAGAAATAGAATTACACAACTTCTTTCTGATTGGGGATTGGTTGATGTGGTCGTAGATGGTTCTATTTCTGAAGTTGCTCCTTTAAATCAAATTAAAGTTCTTGCATATAGTGAGAAGGGAGATTGGATTTTGGAGACCAAATATAATATTGGTAAGAAGAAGAAAGTCGAGGAGTCTAAGTAGGCCTTGCCATCCTCTTTTTTTCTGTTATAATATATTTGTTGAATCGACGGGTTCAACGGGGAGTGACTGAATAATCTTTCTGGCATATAGCTGGATAAGGTGATGAGACACAGGTGGTGCTGCACCGAAAGGTGAATCGACTTACCAGTCGGGTCTCAGGCAGAGATGTTTTTACTACTGTAGTAATGCCCATCTCTTGTTGGTACACAGGAATCCAACCACCCTCCTTACTAAATAATGCAACGACTAAAAGAGCAATGAAAATCTTCCTAGACAGTAGCAACGTTGATGAGATTACTAAAGCAGTTGATACTGGTCTGATTGATGGAGTAACTACAAACCCCTCCCTCATGCTTAAAGCAGGGGAAGATCCAACAGAAGTACTAAAACAAATTTGTGATTTATTCTCATGGGATGCATCTGTTTCTGCTGAAGTGTCTGGAGACACCTCTGAAGAGATGCTAGACATGGCAGACGAGTATATTAATATACATCCAAGCATTACTATCAAGGTTCCATGTAATATAGAAGGACTTAAAGCATGTAAAGACTTAAAGTCTGATGAGATACCAGTTAATGTAACTCTTATCTTCTCTGTAGCACAAGCAATACTTGCTGCTAAAGCAGGTGCAAAATATGTGTCACCATTTGTAGGTAGAGTACAGGATAATAATTTTGATGGTGTTAAACTTGTTGGAGATATTGTAAAGACATTTGAGACACACGAAAGAGACACACAGATACTTGCTGCATCATTACGATCAGTTTATGATGTGTCAAGTTGTTTCCAAGTTGGAGCAGACATAGTTACTATGCCACCTAAATTATTCTGGGGCATGTACAACCATATCCTAACGGAGAAAGGTTTACAGATCTTTAATGCAGATTGGGCGAAAGTCAAAGAGATCATTAAAGAACGTGAAGTTTAAAGTACAAGTTCGAACACACATCCATGGGCAAGGAGACTTTGGTAACGAGGTCACCCATGGTTTAACTTTCCATGAGGAGGTAGTGTGTGATACCAGAGAAGAGGTAGAAGAAATTATCTATCAAAGACATGGTAGAGAACATATAGAAATCTCCTCTATCAAAGAGGATCCAATCCAAAACAATTACAATATAGGTAAGACAGGGCATGAATTATGAACATGTAAAAGAGATCGCTAGTGAACTAAAGACTCTAGCATTAAGATTAGATGATGCTCTTAAAGAAGACCCAAGCGTTTACATTCATCCATGGCATGAACACAACAAAAAGGAGAAGCAATTTGGTTACGACAGAATCGACAACGATGGCGGTGAGTTCTGAGACACTACTCAGAATATATCTTGCGGCTAAAAGACCTGTTCTAAAATACAAACCCAAGAGAACTCACTATAATATCATGACCTATGGATAAAATTCCTGTACTAGATTGTATAGCGAAGGACCATTATGATTTGCCACCTAAGATTAGACAGAAGATCTTGTCTTTGATAGCAGAGTCTGGTGATCCTCCTTTAGATGATGGGACATCATACATTTCTCAGTATGATTTTGATTTCTCATTTGATTTTGATAGAGAGTGGGTGGAAGTAATCAAACCATATCTCTTTAAAGCATTAACCAAGACCATGGATGAACTAGGGTACTTGGATTTTTCTGTAGATCAAATATGGTATCAACAATATGAAAAAGGATCTAATCATGTTTGGCATATTCATGGCAGACATTTTACTGGTGTGTATTATCTGGAGTTTCCTAGTGGATCGGCTCCCACTCAGGTAGTATCTCCTTACACTATGCAATCTATGACATTGGATTGTAAGGAAGGAGATCTGATAGTATTCCCATCTCATTGGACACATCGTGGCATGAAGAATACATCAGATCGTAAGACAATTATCTCTTACAACATCAACATACATAGATGTATACCAGAGGAACTTATATTATGAGACCACAAAGTGCCAAAGCTAAAGGACGTTTGTTTCAGCAGTGGGTGAGAGATCAACTGATAGAACATCGTGAGATACATCCAGAGGACATAGAGTCTAGGAGTATGGGTGCAGGTGGTGAAGACTTAATAATGGCAAGAGATGCTAGACAAAAGTTCCCCTTTAGTATAGAATGCAAGAACCAAGAGAAACTAAATGTGTATGAAGCATATGCACAGGCAGAAGCAAACTCTGGTGACCATGAGCCTATCTTATTCATGAAGAAGAATAGGAAGAAAGCTCTTGCTGTTGTTGACGCTGAATGGTTTATTAAAAATGTTTCTAGTTCCAATTGAGAGTTTCCATATCCCTGATTGGGAGAAGTGGAAACCAAGAATTCTAAGTGAGTTAAAGGGTGGCAGTACCCTAGCAACCATATCCTCCAGTGGTAGAACGTCTTTTGACGACATGGAGTCAGATTTTTATGATAATAATAAGCGTGGAGTGTTACCAGACTACTATTACGTTGTTAAAGAGGCATTAGAACCCATCCTGGATGAGTTTCAGGAGGACTATCCGATACCATTGCGTATCATTAATATGTGGTACCAAGCTACTCGAAGTGGAAAGATGCACGGAGTACATAATCATGGTCCTATCGGAGTGTCAGCAGTAATGTATGTGGACTTCGATCCTACGATACATAAACCTACTACATTCTATTCACCTTTCCCTGATTATATTAATGGTGAGGTACAAGAGTTCACTCCCGAAGTAAAGGAAGGTGACATAGTATTCTTCCCATCATTTGTACATCACTGTCAAGATCCTAATGAAAGTGATAAGCAAAGGGTTGTTGTTTCTATGAACTTTGCAGGTAAAGGACAGGGTATGTTAAGAGAACCAGAACCTTTAACTATAAGTAGAGGACCAGTATGAACTACAGAGATCGTTATGTAACAGTTGACCTAGAAGACGATGAGTTTAATAGGATCAAGGATACAATAGGTACTCCAGAGTATGAAGAGACAGAGATCGAAGGTGTAAGGACATCAAAGGTATCCTTTATAGAATCTCAAACACTCAATGATGTTGTGAAATCTTATTGTACAAGAGTAAACGAAGCAGCGAACTGGTTCTTTGATATAGATTTCTTGGAACCATTACAGGTCACCAAGTATGAGGAAGGTGATAGATATGATTGGCATCAAGATGAGTCAGAGTGGTGTAGAAATAAAAGACCTAATGAAAAGATCCGTAAGATTTCTTTCACTCTCCTATTAAATGAGGACTTTGAGGGTGGTGAGTTCGTACTTATTAACCAAGAGATACCTCTCAAGGCAGGTACAATGATCTTCTTCCAATCAGATGACTATCATCAAGTCAATCCTGTTAAGAAAGGAGTCAGAAATTCTTTAGTCGGATGGATACAAGGACCAGCATGGAAGTAACCAAACTAAATCCAGATCCAATACTATATGATGGTAGGATTGCACATCCTGCTACTGATTTCATTTACATGGAGGACATGGATGAGAAGATAGTAGATGGTCTAATAGATTTCTATCA